TCAGATACGCGCATCAACGAACCCATAAGCCTGCCTGAGCAAATGCCCGTACTTCGTCCATATACGTTTATCGACCGCATCACCGAAGTGCGTTGCCTCTTCCGGAAGGATGGATTGGTTACGTTCGCTGCGCTTATCCTTGGCAAACCGTCCTTCACGATCTTCAATAACGCGTGTGTTGTTCATGGAGATCAGCGTGTATTTGCATTTCGAGCCGTTGAAACGCTTCTTCGGAAAACGTTCGTCCTTCTCCGCCAGAATAGAAGCCCACAACAGATATTTATCATGCTGCGGCGGTTCCATGCCCGCATGGGTGTGTTGCTCTACCGTCCACCCGTGTTTCTCCAGGCGCTCAATGGCAAGTTGGTTATAGGATTTCTTATTGTTGGCGCGACGTGCATCTCCGTAGCGGTCACGGTAATAATGCAAGCGCTTGTTGATATGGTTACGGTAATAGTGGCAGAACTTATCCATCAGTGCGTTGACCATTGTATCGTCTTCTTCGTCACGCTTGACAAAGAACTCGTTGATATTGTTATCCACCGGCTCACGTGTCAGCAGCTTCGTCACGAAATCATAATTGCGTTCCTGCGCCACTTCAAGGAAGGAGGCGGCAGAACCCCAGTCAGGCGTCAGCTCTATCGGCTGGTTAGAGTTGCAGTCCAGATCACGCCGGCTGTCATCGTTGTTGGCAAGCTGTTGCCAGTTGTAGTTGTGATCCTCCGCAAAGTCACGTATATAGCTGTCATTGGTCGCATTGTAATACACGTGCCGTTCATCCAACTGATAGTAACAGCTATCAATCTTATCCACCATGAAATTCAGGATCTCGATCATGAAGGAAAGCTTATCCATCACCTTGTACTGGTTCAGGATATAGTTCATACCTACATTGGCGATGTTGTCGAAGATAGAGCCAAGGATAAAGAGCGTGCCATCGCGTGAGACGAACGGTGTGATACTTTGCCTGAGACGGACGGTTTCATTCCAGATCTCCTTGAAGAGTCCCGCATCATTCGCAATCCTTGCATCAATGAGCTGCATCTGTAACCGCACAATCTTGTTCCAAACATCGAATAGCCGGATGCCCCTCTCTTCCTCATAATACTTAGCCGGTTCAAGCAGCCATTTTTGTTCAGGCGTGTAAGGCATGGAAGAAAGGAAGGTATTGCCGTGATGCTTCAGAACCGGATTCTCCGACTTGCGTCCGAAGATATGTTCATTACCCCGGTTGGTCGGTGCCGCCTCCTGATCGAACTTCTCTTTATCGAGCGTCAACGCTTCGTCGGTGATGTTGTAGTCAGCATTCGGTCCGCGGCTGTTACCGCCCTGGGTAAGTATATAAAGCATGTGCCCGTTGCTGAAGCTGATACCATACTCAAACGACATGATGTGTTCGTAAGGTTTGTACCATCCTTCAATGGGCCTGCGGCACACCACATAATCACCGGTCTTGCTGACCGGATCCCATTGCTTGTAACCAAGCATCTCCAACATTTTAAATGCTGAAGGCAATGTTTTAGTCAACGCCTGACCAATAGTAGCCTGGGTAAGCGTGGTAATACCGCGCGGCATCAGGCGGATATTGTCATCTATCACGGCACCGGTAATAAAAGATTTACCTGTTGCACGTGAATAGATGACATACCCGTTCTTGTACGGCATTACCAGGAATGCCGCCTGTGCCGGATTGACCTGTATAACCTCTTCCCAAACGTTTTCGTCCATTGTCCTGTCACATCAATAACGTGGGAAAACAATGTAGTTCACACCTTCTGATGAAGTCATACGGGGCATTGGCTGCCCTGTATCATCTAATAGTTTTTTCACTTCATCCGGTTTGAACTTAGCGGATACGGTACAAACAATCTGTGTCTTGCTGACTGACACCATATCAATATGTTTATGGTCAGCCAGATAAGAGATCAGGCGTTTATTGGTCAGTTTCTTCATGATTAATCTGTTTTGAAAGTATTAATTTAACAGAACCCGGAAAAGTAGAACCATTCCGGGACCTGCTAAGCCTCTTACTCTTCAATTATGAGTTCAGAGGCTGCGAACCATTCGGTTTTAACTTCTCCATTTAACGGTTCAGGGGCTGTAACAGCATACGTTGTTGTGCCATGTAAGTACTCGCATTTAGCAGTTATAGTCCCTGAAAAGCCAGATACGCTACTGCGAACTTTGTCGCCTAATTCTATTTCTTTCATAATATGTATATGGGTTTTACAAAGCCCACCCAAGGCTGTTATATTTATGAGTTCATTATTTCTTCTGCCTGCACATCGTCAATAGGTGTGTACATTGAATCCACAAGGACTTTTTGCTCTTCCTGTGAAAGATTACGGATTGCATTCAGCGGGATATCTACCGTTTGCCCCATACTGTTGATCTGGATGTAGAAGACATTTTTCTCCATACGTCGCGGATCCTCAACCGAAGCCGGTTTCTCACCAATCATCTGATGCAACACTTTCTTAGCGTTGTTCCAGTTCTTCAGATCACCTCTGAGCTTACAGTCCCGGATAAGCTGAATCTGGTCCTTGATCATCCAGGCAAACCAGAAATCCCAGTCAAACTGATGCTGCGTCTTAAATAACTCTTTTGCCAAAGCGATATCCTTACGTACCTGTGTACGTGAAATCCGATATTTCGCCAACATGATATTGATGATATGGCTCTCATTGGGATAATCGTCAAGCAAACGGGCTATCTGCAATACCCGATTGCACTGCACCCGAAGATGCTCCGGCAACGGACTGTTTTCCGGATCAATGATGTGCTGCCGGATGAGTTCATATGACTGTTCCTCCAATGCAGATTTACTTTTGGATGTTGTCAAGTTGCTACTCATACTCAAGATATTGCTTTTGCGATTTAAAGAACTTGATCAGTTCTTGTTGTGCCGGATTGCTGCCGTTAATGGCGGACTTGATGATAGCCTCCCGTACTTCAACCATCTGTCTGAGATGTCCCCGGTAGAAAGCTGTCCGAACTTCAGTGCCCGGAGTACGAAGTTCTGCAAGAAAATCCGTCTCATCCACACCGATATTAATTGCAATCATGCCCGGAGGAATGAGCCGGTATGCCATTTTCTCAATTTCATCAAGTTGTTGCTGCGTTAAATTCATCATTCAGCATTTTAAAGTCAAAATCAAAAATATCGCCGCCGGTATGGATGATACCTCTCTCCAACTTCGGGTTGTGGGTAGCGTTCTGACTCCCCACAACCGTGACTTTCCAGTCTTCGTTATACAGCAACGCCACTTTTGCATGTAGTGCCAGGCAGCGGTAGCTGTCCGGGAATGTAGTTACCAGATAGTCGAATGGTTTCGGTGAAATGCTGCGTACACGGTTGTCTATTAAGAATCGTACAGATAACAGTTCATTCGTTTCGACTTTACGACGAAGGGCGTTGATACTATCCATCGAGATGGAGTAAGTAGTCAAGAACAGGTGTGCCGGACCGGTCTGCTTCAAAATATATAAAATCAACTGGATCAGGTTAAATGCTCCGGAAGAATAGAAATGCTTATCCCTGCCGGGTACCAGCATCCCCATAGCGTCCGGATGCAGCAGCTTCTCTGCAACCAAGTCATGGTCGGAGGCTGCCGCATCCGTTTGGCGGAGAGGGAGCGCATTGTCCTTCATGCTCTCCACCGGCATCTCATTCATATCGCTGCAACATACCAACATTATTGCAGTTCGGCCAGTCTATACTCTATTTTCTCGACCAATGCTTCCTGATCAGCGACCTTCTTCTCGTATCTCACACGTTTCGGACAGTCTGGAAGCGGGTTTTCCTTGCCGTCTTTAGGCTTGCTCTCTGAAGAATACAGCAACATGTTTTTTGCCTTGGTAATCTTACTCTTGGCATTAGACTTCGCTTTTTTCAGCTCTTCGACGGAAAGGGAACTGATATCAGTCTGCTCATCTTCCTTTTCCGACTTCTCTTCAGCAGCATCCACTTTTTTATAGAGTTCGTCCAGCTGTTCATCAGTCGGCAACTCCTTTTTCTGCTCATATTGCTGTTTGATGGCAGCCAGCAATGTCATACGATTGGAGAGAGAGGCTATACGAGTAACAATATCCTTACGCTGTGCACATACAGCCGCTATATTGCTCTCACCCTGTTCGGCAAGTAACCGGTGCAGCCGTGAACGTTCATTATAGCAATCCCGGAAATCATAGATGATTTTGGCTATCACTGGAGGGTAGGCCGGCTGTTCATCCGTTTCACGTGCCAGTTCCTTTTCCGCAATGGTAACGATGATCGCCGCCGTTTCTTCCGGAACCGTCTCGGAACGGCCGTCATTACCCGGCACTGCATCATCCGCCAGATCCACATCCTCAAAACGCGGATCATCCGGATGGTACCAGACTTTAATCATCTGCCGGATCTCATATTCCAGCTTCTCGCGGGTATGCGGCTTTTCACCTTGGCGTGCAAGACGTGCGGCGACAAAGCCCTTATACCCAGAACGGGTAAGGATATTCACTCCGGTACTATAATCCCGCTTATTGGAATTTAACCACTTGATACCGTCCCTGCGGGCTTCAATATAGCTCTGTGTAATCTTTGACATTATACGTTGATTTTTAGTGATACGCAAAACTATTGCGATTTTTATTGCCGGAATAGGACAAAACAAAATGTCCGCCTCCCGGAAAGAATTCGGAGACGGACATAAACAAGCAACTAACAAAACGAAGAAACGAAAAATCAACCTCCAGGTGCAGCCTTTACGATAAGAATGTCTTCTGTGTCACCTTCATATACACACTTGACGGGTGTAGCGAAAGTATAGTGCAACGTACTCTGGTTTCGGCCGCTACTACCTGTTCCGGTAGTGGCCCCGTCACCTGAGGCACGCATGGCACCACGTCGTTTGTCACCCATCAGATAATTCATGCCGTTGTTATCAGTTACGATAAAGAACATCTTGCGCCCTTTGGTGGCATTCTCGAAACCGAATACCTTCTTCCGCATCTTGGGAGAAATGATATTCAAGTCCATCAGCGATGACTCACCGCCTGTCTCTCCCTGATCCGTAATCTTGAATTCCGCCAGGTCGTCCGTGAAATCCATCTTGTAAGCCCGCCTGCCTTCCTTCATAACCAGATCGCCAACCAGTGTGCCGGCTTCCTCAAGTGAAAGCGGGGCATCCGTCTTTTTCGGATAGTCCGGCCACGTCGCCACGTCCTCATGATAGCCGAAGATAACGGACGGTACAATACCCGCCATGTTACCTTGGCTATCGCAGTCCATTGCCTCGTTGATATCATCAAGGGCAATACATAATTTAGGATCTACTTCTGCCATAGTCGTAGGGTTTATTCAGATTTAACAACATAAGTACCTGTCACCTTCTCCACCTTGCCCGCAGCAGGAGTTTTCTTCTGTACGGCAGGAGTGGTATATCCGGCAGCCTCCAAGAACTCGACGGTATATTCCTTACCACCGGGAACAGCTACATACGTGCCGGAATCACGCCAGCTCTCTTCACCCTGAATACGCCATTTGCCACCGTTGGCCTTCGCTTCATCCGGTGTAATGGTCACTTCAATATATCCGAACGGATTAGTTCCTTCAGGATCCACCGGACGGTCATTGACACAGAATTCAGACTTATGTACTGATACGAACTGGAAGCCTATCACATACTTGCCCGCAGCATCAAACGTATAAGGATTGCCGGAATTGAACGGCTTGATAGACTTGAAATCACTCTCTTTGTCAAATCCGTAGCAAATGTTATTTTTAGTACTCAGCATGATAAATTGGCTACCATCAGGAAGGTTCGGAATACGTACCAGCTCGCAACGGTTATTGGAACCGAGCAGGTGTTGTGTATCGGAAGTATCTTCTTTTAATCCGATAACGATAGTACCTTCATCTTTGCGCCAGTCATCGTACATGTCGCCCAAATCATCGGAAATGAACATCTTGATGTTCTTTTTGCGCTTGAAGGTACGCGGCATGTGGCGCCACATTTCCAGCAACTTTTCGCCGATGTTGGCGCGAGTCAGTTCACCGGTGGCATATACGTTGCCTTCAGCACTGGAGATGTCTCCGACTGCTTCGCCTTCGGTAACAATGGTACCGATACCGTCGAAAGAGTCCTGAATGTCCGTTTTGTCTGCATCAGCACTGTATTTTGCCGTAAAGATGGCAAACAGCAAATCATTGGATGCCAGTTCATGGCCGTGGTTGATCAGCCACAACTCAAAGGGATGTTCTTTGCGGAGCGTACCGGGCACCTCAGCAATGTAGGTGCGGCGGTAACGTTCCGGTTCATCGGACATTTCCATCACGACGGGACGAACGACCAGACGACGCGGAACAGTCTTACCCAGGTACTTGCCGGCAGTAAACTTGCCGGTGTACTTGCTGGAAATACTTCCGCCTTCTATCTTGCCCAATTCAAGAGAATCGGTAATGCCCGGTACCGGAGTGAAATGTTTCAATACCTCCGAAGCCTCGAGCTTATCAACCGCCTTCAGGATGTCTCTGTGTTTTTTTACCGCGGTCAGAACCGTGGTAATGTCAATAGGTGCTTTAAAATCCATAAATAGAATAGTTTAGATGTTATTCATTCTCATAACTGTTGATCGGATCCGTAGCGATATCGGCAAACTTGCTGTCTTCATCCGATTCCTGATGACTGGCGGTTGCCGTACCGGGTATCTTAGCCACAATATCACGGATAACCTGTACCTTAGCCTTGCTGTCGGCTGCATTCCTGACGCTATCACTCAAGCTGTCGAGATCGTTGACAATTGCCGTCAGATTGTTTTCAGCTGTCTGTCTGGCTGTATTGGCGGCTGCCAAATCACTTTCAGCTTTGGTTTTCGCCTCATTGGCTACTTTGATGGCATTATTGATAGCCTGCAAGTTCTCTACGGAAAGTGATATCTTACCGTCTTTTTCCTCAATGCCTTCGCTATTGAGGATCTGATTAATGAAAGTAAATTCTTTACGCATGGAAATAACTGTATTTGAATTAGAAATGTCTTCAGATTTATTATTGGCAGGAAACAGGCCTTTGATACCGTCAATGATTTGGGAAACAAGGTTTCTGTCATTGCCTTTGGGTTGCGTTTCCACTTCGGAAGCATTGAGTACCGGCAATGGTAAACCGATGGCAGTAAAGCAGTCGGTTATTTCATTGGTTATCTGTGGCTTTTTATGGGCACCGGGAATGATTTTGTCAATGAATCCCCAGTCCTTGGCTTCAGAAGCCGGCATCCAGCGTTCTTCTTCCATCAGGGCAATAACATCCTTCAGACTCTTACCGCTGCGGTTGATGTACTTCTGCGCAATCATTAAGTCAATGGCTTCGGCGCTCTTCTTCTTGTTCTGCAACTCCTTAATGGCACCTTCAATCTGATCGGCATTGAGCTGTCCCCAAATGTCCACGCCCAGACTGCACTTATGTGCCAACCACATACCGTCCTCATGCATCTCGATGGAATTGGCACCGAACGCCAGTATGGTAGCCGCTGAAGCATTGAAGCTGATAAACTCCACCGTCACATTGCCATGCTCGGATATAAGGTTTGCCATGGCGACCGCTTCGGCCACATCACCGCCAAAGCTTGAGACCTTCAGGCGGACGGGTTGGCCTTTTGCCTTATCTAAAAAGTATTTCAGATAATTTTTGTTGTAACAATACCGGTCAATACTGCCGAATAATGTGATAACTGTCTCGTTCATATAACTTTTTTACGCAAAGAAAAGCGCAAAAAAAACGGTACCCAAGGACACAGGGCACCGTCAAACAGGGAATAAGCGTTGTTTTTACGCTTCCAATTCTTCCAATCCGGATATATAAATGGTAGGTTCATCCTGTACACAGGTGAACGTGAAAGACGTTCCGTTCCGTTCGGAAACGGCGCGTCCGCTTGTCTTGTTCGTAGCGAACAGCATAAGTGCGTCTTCTTGTCCGCACCAATGAACTTCGCCATTGCCGTCCACCGCCAGCACATACCACAAACCACGCTCCAGCGTCTCCATCAGCTGATGATTCACTGAGGAAAGTTTAGGAATCACGCCTTCAACCGACACATTCCAGCAATCCCCGGCATCATTCACTTCCTTATCCTCATTATATATATAAGTATCATTGGCATATACCGGTATGGAAATAATATCCTCCCGGTTGCGAAGCCCCAGGTAGTTCAGGCCGGTATTGTAATCTTTGCGGATCCGCAAAAACGAAGTCGGGGGAATGGCAATCATCTGCAACAGTCCTCCGATGTTTTCAAAATCATAGTTTATCACTTTCATACGCTAATCTTCCTTGCTGGGAAATTGTCCCAAACTCGGACAACTTCCCCAATATTATACGGTTAATAAAATCAAAAATTGTAGTATTCTCCACTGTCTTCCGATATCCGTGTCGGTTATACTCCCTGCGGATGGTATCATAAGACCAGGTGTCTTCAGTGAACCCAAACTTTGTCTGGAAATTACGGATGGCGGTTGATAGTGGAAGTCCCATACTGACATGGGTATCAAGATACAGGAACAGTATCTGTTTGATCCGCCGCTCAATCTTGGTACCGAACGCCACCACTTCGGTGTTCGACATCGACCAGCCATAGCGGTAGAAGTCATCACGGCGTATCTCTACCGCCACATTAGCCGTATAGCGGTAAAGGTTGCGGTATTTGTTCTCGTAGCGTCCGGGTTTGGATAGCCGAGAAAGAAAATCTTTCTGCAATTCCTTGTCGGAAGACAGGTTAACGATTTCAGTCCAGGTATCATCAGGAGCATTGAAATTATGCAGTAGGAACTGCCGGACATACGGTTTGCAAGGCAGCCAGCAGACAAATCGATCTTTCTTTGTCATTTAAAGTGTTGATTTTTACACAAATATACTAAATACCGAGAATATAACCAAGCCCTTGCACGGATATAGTATAAAAATCGTGCGGCAGTACTTTTGTACATGTGCCTACTGATATTTGATTGTATATCAACATGTTACACCTGTACAAAAATCGTACATTCCCGCACTAATTCTTCCGTTTGCGTACTTTTCGGCCTTTTTTTCAAAAAAGTACAATTCGTACGCTATTTGTGCGCAATTCGTACGGATTTTGTGCGCCTATAATCTACTGTATATCAGATTTATATAAGAAAACAACGGTACTTCTGCACGAATGCACGATTTTTTTTCTGTTTTTTAAGGTAGTTTCTTTTAAAAAAGAAGAATAAAAAAAAGAATAATATACCCCCTCCGGCAGTTCCCGCGACTGTCGCTCATGCACATTTGTCCAAATGGTTGTTGTAATGGGTTGGGGGAAAGGGGGAAGGGGCAAAAGAAAGAAAAAATAGCATCCGACTGTACTCACGTACCGCCGGATGCAGGCAAACACTCAATATGTACTTTTAAGAATACTCCGCGTTATGTTTTCTTGAAATGACCGGTAATCATCCAAATAATACTCCTGCTATGGAAGATCCTCCGGATAGAATACTCTGCAAATAAATTCGTACTCACGGGGAATTGAACGGACTCCCACAACTATACACAGGCCACGGGCGGCCATTTCATACAAACGTTGGTTAGTAAGTACGGCTCCACGGAAATTATAGTTACTACAGAATACAAAATAGGCCGTTGCCAGATCTATACTGAAGATATCATTCGATATGATTTTTGCTGCATCTGAAGGGATGCGGGCAAAGCCAAGCCGTACTACCAGGCGACTCAACAGATGCTTGCGTTCAACCGGATCCGGTGAAACGACTACCAATATTTTATGCTCTTTTTTTAGCATGATTTCTTGCGTAATTCATTGAAAATATGTATCTTTACATCGTAGTAAATTGGCATATTCTACTCCTTTCTACGTTTCGGAGTGAAGCGATTTACAGAGGTTCTGAAGCCTGTTGTCCGTCTAACATACTCCATATCATCCGACAATTCCAACTGTCCTGTATGCACATCGTATGGCTGTTCTGCAATGAATGTTTTTACGATATCCTGAAACAGCTTCAGATCTTTTTCCTGGCAACGGTCTGAAATACGAAACTGCTCACCTTCCGGCAAATCAATACACATCAGATATACTGCGTCATAGAACGCCATAAAACGTTCGGGTGCCATCTCATAAAGAGGCATAAGTCGGGCCATAATATCGGAGTGTGTATCGTTCATCAGAATGCAAGCTTATTAGTTGGTGACTCAGAAAAATCACTCTGCGGCACGGATTCACCAGCTGCTTTTCCTATGGTAAAGTATTCAATTCCCCCGGATTTGTCATCTATAACCGGCTTTCCGTCTTTATCCAGGAAGAGGGGTAAACCGCTTTTCGCATCGTATTTATGCGGATTGAATATCCAGCCTTTCCACTCGCAATATTTTTTCAACTTGTCCTTAAATGCCGTAGCACTGATGAATTTGCGTTGCTGCGGATCATAGTTACAGAAGTTGTCGTAAATCTCCTTACGGGGAGTACGGCGGTGGTTTTCTTCGCTGCTAAAATATTCATCCGCCCAGGATATAAGGGTTTCGCCAATTTCTTGTCTGAGCTTACGCTGTTGCAAGCGTTCGCCCGGTGCCTGTACAACTCCAAATTTCAAGTAAAGCTGTATGCAGTTGGCCAACATGTTCCAAGTCAGATTCCATTGGGTGAAATCCCATTCGGAAAAGAACAATACCCCGAAATCATCCATGGGTTTGTGCTGATCATTATAAAAATCGGAAAAAGCTATCAGCCATTGCCGATCAGTATAACTGGAACCCGTGCCACGGATGGCATGATTTGTAGGAATATATACTTTGGGCGACTTGGCAAAAGGATAAGTGATGCGCGATCCTCCCTTCTTGTTTACAGTCCAATCTCCGGTAAGATTGGGAAACAGGAACTCAAAATTAAAATTCTGCATGACGTCATCAATAAATACCAGACGTGTCTGTTCATCAATGTCATTCCAAATAAAACTGTCATTGAAAATATCCGTCCGTTTTCCGGATATATAGACTGTATCGACTACCTGGCGCATTAATTCGCCAACAAGCGATTTACCGCTACGACCGTTACTGTCACCCACTTCCGACTGCTTGCCGTCCATGCCGATAACTGCACGTGTCACGTTCGCGTCCTTGCACTCCATCAGCATGTAGCCAATAGCACACATTTTACTGAGCAGGTGGAGGTTGTTTTCATAAAGTTCGCCTTCTTCAATCTCTTCAGGCTTTTTTCTCCAGGTAAAATTACTGGTATTGATCAGGAATTGCAGATAATGACATTTCTTTCCTTCCGGAGAGAGTTCATAATCATATTTACCGTCCTGTTCCCTGAAAATAATAAGGGGATGGCCGAGGTATTTGGCATCGGTGTTTTTCCGCTGTTCTTCCCATATCTGGTGAGTAATACTTTCGTAGCCCACTTCTTTGACTTCATGTTGTGTGATATGCCAGCAGCGGTCACGGAAATAGAAGTATTGTTCATCACGGGACGGGGATATAAAATTGGGTTGGATGAAAGCAAGTCTTGACATCTGGAAGGGTCCGACATATTGTGAGCCTCCCTTGAGTAACTGATTATTGACAAAGCGGCTGCAATTCTGTTCGGCAAAAGCGAACATGAAATCGCGTGCATCTTCGACGTCAATAGTATGCACTACTGGCGGATCCAGATGGATGTAGGTCCACAGCTTCGTATCGAGCAAACGATATCGCCCGATCCCCCGGTTTTGAAAAAAGGTTTTGGCGGCCACATAGTCGTATTCAAACACCGGTATTCTGTTACCGTTCGTTTCCTTATAGTCTTCATTCCAGAATTTTTCATCTTCATCATAAGGTAGAGCAGATACCAACCTGCCGCTTTCGTCAAATTTCCAGGCATACCGGCCAAAGATGAACTCCGGAAGCTCCTGTAAAACTTCGCGGTGTTGCTCAGCGAATTTTTCGTGACTGTGCAAATTCCATAATTCGCGTAGCTTTTGATCATTCCATGTAGTGATTTTAAACACTTCTACATATCTGCCTGTTCCGGATTTCTCATTGCATGCAAATTCCAGATCTTGGGCAAGTTCTTCTTCATGGCCGCTCAGTTTGTTTGCCAACAGATCATCCAGTCCCTTGTCACCCTCATCATTCTTATTGATGTGGCCAATAAATATTTCCACCATGATACCGCGGTTCTTCAGCATCCGCATGTATTCTTTGAAATTTCGGGCGGCAGAGAAAAAACACCGGGGGCGTGTATCAACAGGAGTATTGAACTTTATATTGTTGGACAGATCATTCCAGTCTGAATCAAAGATGAAGGCCACTTCCTTAACCCCGCAGGCGGTGATAATCTTGACGAGATCCTCCGGCAATGCCCCTTTCTGTCCCAGGTTCTGAATACCGCTAACCGCTATTGAGGGAATGCCATGTTTGCAAGCCTTCTCCGCCTTCTTTTCACCTTCCTGGATGTAGAGTCTCGGAAACTGCTCTTTCTTTTTATACATCTGCCTCATGCGTTCCGGAATATATATAGGCGTACCACTACCGGCAGGAGACTTGTATTTGAACGGCTTTCCTTCCTTGTCCCTGTGTTCATCCGGAAATTGCCACCGTACACGGTAATACACTTTAGGCTCCAATTTACCACGTCCCGGTAATTTGCGCATATAGGTAACCGGCATACCGTCCAGATCATAATATTCGATAATGACATCATCCCCGTCAACGATATTGCCATATTCATCAATGGTACCAGGACGGAACGTTTTTGCCTCAAAAATACTCTGTGTATCTCCTTTTTTGAAGATATGTGCCGTTACATCCTGATATGTCAGCCCGCTACCGGCAAGCATACGGGCGCAGAATGTATCAATACTTTCTCCTTTGGCCTCCTTGCTTTGTTTCTTCATTTTAGCAGGCTTGGCTGGCTTTTTCTCCGGTTTGGGATCAAGTAGTACATTGAACTTGCGTGCCAGGTAGTCAAGGGCTTCCAGAAATTGCATATCTTCCGCCCTCTGCAAATAATCCAGCGGTTCTTTGCCCTTTATATCCGGACAGCTGAAGCATTTGAATAAGTGTTTGGCCGGAGAAATATGTAACTTTTCCTGTCCGTGGCATTTGGGGCATTCGCACTTGTATTCAGCACCCCGTTTCCGTAGTTCGTGAAAGTCACCGATAACCTCAAGGAGCTTCCCTTTGGAAGCCTCCTTGATACGTTTTATATCATCTTTAGTAAAGTACATAAGAGTTTTATATATTGCCGCTACGAATTACACTGTTTTTAGAATTAAGTGATAGGACTTAAATTTTGCCAAGAAACAGTATATACGCATCGAGTTCATTTTTCAGCCGGGCATTCTCATTTCTGAGTTGCTCAATGGTATTGTTCCGACAGGAAACAGCCTGGTGTAGACGGCTGATTTCTTGCGAGTAATCAATTTGTTTCTCATTCCTTTCTATCTTCTTCAGCAGCTGTTGTTTCACCTTGCCGGTTTCCTGTTCAAGATAAGTATTGCGCTTTAGCAAACTTCTGATTTGCCCCTCCAGATACATGGTGCGCTGTTGCTCTCTATGATAATCTTTGAGCAGGTATTTAAATAAGGTCTCGATAGGGATATCGAGTGCAAGATTGTCTTCTGTCATAATTACTCTACATATAAACGTTAATCACCTATTAGCTGCTTGATAGTATAATTTTGCTTCCCTTTGAATTTAGAGAAATCCACTAAAGACTGTTTACGATAAAGGCCGATAGCCACTCTCCGGAATCTTTCATAGTTCCGGCCATCGATAGGAAGTAATTCCCCTTCATGCATAGCTTTATTCAGTTCCTTACGTGTATGGGCATAATGGCCATAACAACTGTTCTCCCCGAAATCATGCTCTATACTATGACAATGATAACGATCATCCTTTGATAGAAAGATTCTCAATCTTTCCAACCGGGTAAAGCTTAATCTGCTATAACCCAACCTTGATATTTCGGTCTCTTCCAGCCAGGCCACAAGTTCAAGATTGTAAAACCCTTTGTTATACTCTTTTCTATAGAAATAGTGTATTTTCATCTTTAGTTTTTATGATAATCTTTTAATAATTCATCTATATCAGAATCAGCAAGATCATTCAAGTGTTTCTGGTACTCAACGGCAGCCTCTATTATTTTCGTCATTAGAGGTTCTTCGTTCATAGCTTTTACTATGGCCATCACAATATCGACCGGGTTCCCACACACTACGGCTGCTAATGCAGATTTATCCTTTTCCTTTTGAGAGAGGATACAGAGACCATTCAATTTGTAATTAGTGCAATCAATTGCAAATTCTTCTATTTTTGCTTTAAGATTAATATTTTCCATTTTTATTCAATTATACTTTTGAGAAAGAAAAGAACTCAGTTCCATTTGAAATTTGTGTGCTAAAAACTATCCTTTTTGCATTGCAATATTTAGCCAGCTTTTGTTTAAAAGCTGTAGATGAGACATATTTACGTCTCGTACTATCCCCTTTGTAGAATAGTTCATATAGCTCTTTTCTGGAGATGGTCTGATTTAGATATGAAGGATTTGAAAAATAGATGTCTGCCCAGGAAACAAAATCCGTTCCTATTTCAACTTCTATTTTTCTTTCCCAGAGAATTTCCTGGGTTAATACTGGCCCATAATTCAAATAAAGTTGTACGCAGTCAGCGATCAACATATAAGCATACTTCCAGTCTTCGATATCCCAGTCTGTGAAGAAACATTTTCCGAAATCATCAATGGGGCTATGGCTGGTATTGTAATAATCAGAAAAAGGAAGTTCCCATTTCCTATAATCGACGCTAACTCCTTTGCCAGCTATCTCCGAGAAAGTTGTGATAACTATTTTGGGAGAATATGGATAAGGGATTATATCTACTCGTTTTCCTTTTCTATTGATCACCCAGTCTCCACTAATACATGGAAATAACCAATCAAATTCAAAGTTTTCCGGTAGATCATCAAGCACAACGAGTTTGGTCTGTGAAGATAGGTCATTCCAAATAAAAGCATTATTTATATCCATGAACCTACCAACTATGTGTTCTGCTTGGATGAACTTGGCAATAAAATTCACAAATAAGGTTTTCCCACTTCGTCCGGGTTCTTTGTTCATGTAATCGGTTGCAATGACTGCCCGCGAAACATCCGGTCTCTTTTTCTGAAAAATCAAGTACCCAATGGCACAAAGTTTGCTCAATAGGATAGAGGCTTCTTGCCGTTTGTCTTCTTCAGTGACTTCTTCCGGCATTTTGCGCCAAGTGAAGTTGCTGGTATTAATCAGGAACTGGAGGAACTGACATTTTTTACCTTCTTGGGTTAGCTCATAATGACAGGTATCATCTGTTCCACAGAATTGAATTAATGATGTAATCATGATATTGTCGGTAATTTTCTTCATTTCTTGTTAGTATTGAGCGTTACTTAACATTTTGAATAGTCACACTATATGTGGTTGCCTTACTTGGTGATTTGCCGACTTCTTTTTTATACGGACGAGTAAAGTCACGTATATGATCGAGAATGTCGTCTATCTCTGTGTCAACAAAGTCTTTTTGTTTCTGCCATTCCTCACGGGCTGGGTGGTTTGTGTCCACCTCCATTTTTATTGTTATAATTTTCTTCATTACTTATTATATATGAATATTAATCTTCTTCAACGAAGGTGTTAGTTGTGTTTATCACACCAGCAGAATCAACACTCTTGCCATCACGTATAAACACTTTCTCACGTATTAATTCTTCATAGTCATACTGTGACATTCCGATGACACATACACGACCATCAACATACAATTTGCATTTCATCAATTCAGTACCTTCAATCGGACCGATGACATCTATTTGCATTGTTCTTTTATTCATAATTATCAAGTTATTAACTTATCACCCATGTATTAAAGAAATAATTAAGCTACTTCTTTCAAGCGCACCAATTCCTCCGTTTTTACATTCCGTCCTCGACTACGGCAATAGGAGCCATCTGAAATAAAATCATTAAAGATTATCAAAACAACCAAAGCCACTGCACCAATGGCACGCTTTAAAGGTGATAGTTCAAAGCTAATGTTGAAGTGCGTGCAGAACCACCATGCAGACAGCTCATTTATCTTACCGATATGAAGTTTTTGATATATCTTACGAAGAATATTATCCACGGTATAGCGAGAAATACCAAGATCATCAGCAACTTCTTTTTGGGAAGCCCCCCAAGCTATACGTTCCGCGATCTGTATTTCTCTATTCGACAATGCAGCCAT